CACCTGTAGCATTTAAAGGTGCTGCCTCGGAAAGAGTTGCTCTATCTTCTGCTAGTGCTTTCTCTTGGTTCTCGAGGATAACAGCAGTGACCGCTCTCTTATAGTTGTCTTCGATCTTTGGAAGATCAGAATGCTCAAGTATAGGGGACCACTTTTCTTGTAAATTTTCTGATAAGAACATTTTACATTTTCTCCTTTAAAATTAACCTAATGGTTTTAGTTTACTTAATGCTGAAGAATAAGCATTCATAGTAGGATCAACAACTTTTTCAGATGATGAATCATCTTCGAAAGATCCTGTTCCTTCTTCAACTACTGTTTCTTCTGCAACGGTCTCACCTTTATCAGCAGGAAAGTATGCTTCTTTAAGTTCTGAAACTTTCTCTGCGAAATCTTCAGTACTATTGAAGTCTACACCATTTGATAGTGAAACCAATTTTTCAATTTGTGACTCAGACAAGTCTGCACATGCCTCTTTCACAACATTTTGTCTTAACAAGGAATCTCTTTCCTCAACGATTTCCATATTCTTAGATACTTCTACGTCAAGTTTGTCTTCCATTTCGTCAAGACGATTTGCGAGTTCATCAATAACGTCGTACTTATCTTCTGGAACTTCAACATAATGTTCTGTGAACAATGTTTTTAATCCTTCGATGAAGTTTTCAGTCATTTCTGATCTCAAACCTCTTTCTATTGCAAGTTCGTTTTCTTTCGTCCACTCTTCTGCACAGTAAGAAAGGTACTTGTCGACTGCTTCCGCTAGGTCGTCTTTAACTTTCTCTGTTGAGGTTTTTAAATTCTCTGAATACTCTGATTCAAGTTGCTCTTTGATCTCTGAGACTTTAGATGATACTGCGGCCTTGAAGATAACTTTTGCCTTCTCTTGATTCTCTTCCGAGAGTTCAAGTGCTTCTGAGATTTTCTCTAGGTCGTCTTCTACTTCAATCTCAACTAGTGAAGATTCAACTTCAGATGATTCTTTGACTTCTTTATCGTCTTTTTTCTCATCTTCATCTTCGTCTTCGTCTTCGTCTTTTTCTGATTCAAGAAGTTTATTGAAACCTTCTTCTACCTCGTCCTCACCTTTTTTCTTCATGAGTTCTACGATTGCTCTTGCGATCTCTGCCTTTGACAAGGTTTCGTCAACACTTTCCTCTGACATCTCAGAGTACATTGCCTGAAGTTTTTCTTTATCTAGATCCTTCATTTTGTTGACCATTGCCTTGATCATTTTCATTTTAGAAGGTTTTTCATCTTCTGAATCTTCTTCTTCTGAAACTTTTTTCAACTTAGGTTGACTCTCAGCAGGTGCTTCCCCTTTCTGTTGAGGATCACCAGAAACTTCTTTCTGCTTCTCTGCTTTTTTAACTGAATCAACTGCTTTGTCAACAGGATTTTCTTCAGGTTTGACGACTTCACCTTTCCCGCCTTCGATTTTCTCGGCGTCTGATGAACCTTGTTTAACAGGTTTTTGATCACCTTTTTCCGCCTTAGAGTCAGGTTGCTGTCCTTCAGACATTACTTCCTCTATTGCGTCATTTAGGTTTTTCTCTAAATCTGCCATTTTTTTCTCCTGTTTGAGTAATAACTCTTTTATTTATATGTTACAAGTTCTCAACGAACTTTTTCCATAGATTTAATTTAGTTTCCTCAAGTTTATTTAGTTTTGTAGATAAAAGTTTATCTCTCATCTGCTCTACTTCAGTACACTTAAGAATACCATTTTCGTAGATCCACTCTACTCCCTCCATTATGCCTTCGACAAACGCCTCAGGTGCAGAAGGATCTGCGACAATATCAGCGGCAGTTGCCAACTGAAAGTCACCTTTAACATATTGGGCACCACCTTTTTGTTCTAGTGAACCTAGTCCTCTAGATGATACTCCCAACTTTGCACCGTCATCAATCAAATTTCTGACAATCTGACCATTTGGTGTACTTAAAATCTTTGCTCTACCCACATAATTATTTCCATCTTCGTCTAGTTTTGTAATTAAGTGAGATACTTTGTCTAAATTAATTGTAGGTCCTTCAGGATGTCCTAACTCTCCGAATGCTCTTTGCTTCTCAACAAACTCTTTTCTGTAACGATCTACTTCTTTTCTCATTACATCTTTAGGGTATACTCTGCCATTTCTGTTTTTAATTTCAGATTGCATAAAGATACCTTCGATGAAGTAATCTTTTTCCCCTTTTTCGTTCTCTTCTATAATAACGGGTGAGATACTATAGTCGTTGAATTCAGATATTAGTTTCATTTATAACTCCTAAAATTTCCTCTTTAGAGATGTTTTCTTCACCCATTTGCTTCATTACTAATTTAATATTTTTCATCTCTTTCTGGGCGTCTTTTAAATTTCTAAATGGTTCGCCCACTACGTTACCATCTATGTACACGTAAATCTTTCTCTTAGACGATTGTGCGTATACTACATCAATCGTTTTACCTGCGACTTTCTCAGTCTCACGTTTGACCTCTTTCTGATCTGAAGGAAGTTTAAACTTCGCCTCGTTTAACTCAATCGTTATCTGTTGAAACGTCTTCTTCATGTGAAGTTTCCATCCAATCCATTTGCATTTCAACTCTCTTCATGTCAACGACTTCTCCTGCTTTCGCCTTGATACCGTCATTGATAGAGTCTTTAGCATCTTGCATTTTACCTGCTTCGATTTGGTCTACTATCTTTCTACTTATGTCGTTCATAATTTATTCCTTAAAAGTCCATGTCTCCATCTTCTTCATTACCACCTTCATCTTCTATCTCTTTTGCCATCTTTTCAATGTCATCGTCTGTCATTCTCAATACATTTTTAGCAATGTATTTTTCTGAGAAGAACTTACCGAGATAGTTCTCTGCTTGTGATAATATATCTAATCTTTCTCTAAAAATCTCTTGCTCTTTTAACTCTGAGAAGTGATTATCTGTAGAGAAATCATACCTGATGAAATCTTTGAATTCATCGAACTCATCACCTGATACAACATTCTTTAGTATCAACTGAGTTCTCAGTATGTCTGTAAAGAGTCTAGCAAATTTATTTTGCAATCTCTTTGTAAATTTGTTGAACTTAAGTTCATCTCTACTGATCTCTGAAGCACGGCCCATATTAAAACCGTTGTCTGACTCCATTCTACTAATGGGTACATTCAGTGATCGATATAGTTTCTTTTTAAAGTATTCTATATCATCAATATCTGCTAAGTTCTGACCACCTGGTAAAGTAGATATTTCTGTCCCTCTACCACCTTCTCTCCTAGGTAACCAAAAATCTTCAAGCATGGACATATGTCTTCGATCATCTTTGATCTCACCTGTGTCTGAATTGTAAACAAGTTTATTTCTATACTTGTTCATTGTTTCAGCAAGGTATTGTTCTGCCTTTGCTTTTGGTAAGTTACCAACATCAATGTAGAAGATTCTTCTTTCAGGTGCCCTTGATATTCTGTAAATAACAAGTGCATCTTCCATCATTGCTAACTGATTAGAAGTCTTCAGTGCTTTATGCAAATACCCGATTACAATATTCTTAGTGTAATCTAACATACCAGAAGTAGTATAACATACTGCCTCTGGTGCGATTCTAATAGTAGCACCTTCATTAGTGCCACTTCTGTCGAATCCTTTATCGTTGAAGACATAAAACTCTTCAACTTTTTTGATCTTATCGATCTTCGTCTTAGGATCTTTTTCCTTCTCGACGTTTCTGACCTTCTTAATTTTAAGAGGGTCAACATTTCTGATATCTACGATACCTCTATTAGGGTTTTTAGAGTCGACAACTTTATGGAAGTAGATTCTTCCATCGACGTACCATTTTCTGAATAGTTCATGAGAGTTCTGATTGAACTTCATTAAAGATAAGATGTGCTTGAACTCGCCTTGCACCTTCTTTTTGATGCTTTCTGAAAGATCAACATCTTGCAAGTCGAGTGCTACAATTCTATCTTGTGTATCAGATACTACGCATTCATTAACGATATCGTCAATGGCCGCATCGCACTCAGGTACCAAAGAAGTTTCTCTATATCTTCGAATGAGTTGTACTTCATTCTTGATATTTCCTTCCATGTCGACATACGAACCGTATGCCCCTCCTGATATGAAACCACCGGGAGATTGCTGAATGACAGGGGTGCCATCATCGATCTGAGGTGGTACAAACGAAGAAGCAGACTTCTTTTCGATGTCTATTTCTCTTAACTCGTCTTTTCTACGAGTTATTTCAAACCCAAATATTTCCATAATTATATTTATATCGCCCAATCAAGGGCGATATTCACCTTATTAAACGACTCTGTTCCAGTGTGAGTATTGGAATTCAACATCAAATGTCTCCAATGCATCGACTGTCTCATAAGATAAGTCAATTGCACCAATACTAGTTGGAAACATGTTAAAGAATTCGTATCTTGCTAACACTGAGTCGTCTTTGTTAAGTTGTTCGACAAATGCTCTGTCTACTAAGTAATCTAATGATGTCATACCTTCACCAGAATCTAACTCTTGAATGTCTGTTTGCCATTCTTCGAGTGCCGATCTTGCTGAAAACTCTACATCATTAATGATTGTTACTGACCAAGGTTCAAAGGTTCTGTCTCCTGCGAGTTTCAGAATGTGTCCTCTAAAGTTTTGCTCAACAACACCTACTGTAGCGGCAGGGATTTGTGCGGCCTGACATAAGAACTCAATCTTATTGCCAGATCTTGGTATAAAAACTCTAAATCGGTTTGCTCTTGGGCCACCACCGATTAACTGTGCTTTAAACTGATCTATTGTTGCCATGTTTTACTCCCTTATACTGCTCCGTAGATTTCTTCAAACTCTACACCACTTCTTGATGCTACAAAGTTCAAAGTAATAAAGTTAATTGATTTAGCAGGTTTCACGAAGATCGAACATACGAACTCGTTTCTGTCAATGACTGAATCAGTGTTGTTTGATTCGTCACAAACTACTGAGAAATCTATTAAACCACGTCTATTTTTTACATCTCTTAAGAAAGGTTCAACTGCTGATCTAAATTGTGCCCTTGTGAATGCGTCATTGAATTCAAAGAGTTGTGCTTTAGCGGCAATTGAGATTGCTTTCTCTAGTACGATGAACAATCTTCTAACATTGATTCTATCAAATGCTGAAGGTGATGCTAATCCAGTCTTGTCTCCGAATAGAACAGTTCCTTGTCCTGGGAAAGTAACGATTGGATTAATTCTCTTTCTATATAGTTCATCTCTCGATGCTTGTTTTGGATTGAAAGCAAGTTTAGTGATTCCTAAATATTGACCTCTACTGAATCCTGCTGGTGAATACCAAGGATCTTGTAGTAAGTCTGATCTTGCCATGATTCCTGCTGTATGCCCGTTACCTGGGACCCATACATATTTGTCGTTGAATCTATCATACTGATATACCCAACCTGAATCAATCACTAGATATGAACTTGAAGTTACGTTAGTGAAGTCTGCTTCGACATTCGCCAACTGACTTGCTTCGGATGAAACATTTACAATAGATGTTTTTCTTGGTGATGCGATTACTAAGCAGTCTTTTCTTAATTCTGCTAATGAAACTGCACTGTTTACTAATGTGTTATGATCTGAAACTGTGTCACCATTATTTGATCTAGTAGAACCTATGACTAAGAATGAAAAGTCTTGTGTCTCTGCATCTGCAAAGAAGGCATCCCATGCACTAATTTTTTCTACTGTTGTTGGTGCTGTTGCATCTGCACCCCCGGATAATGAATCATTGATTGGTTCTGCTTCTTGTACGAATGCAGTACTTACTGCTGTTGACAGTGTTCTATGCTGTGCTTCATTACCTGTACCCATCAATAATGTTGAGTGACCTGTCCAGTATACGTAACCAGATTGTCTTGCGATTACGTCTCTGTAATAATTTGATTCGCCTTGTTCGTCTTTAGCATCTGAACCGAGTGATAAGAAACCGTGTGTTTCTAATACTGTACCTTTGCTTCCTGAGAAAGCACCATCTTCGTCTACTACAACTACGTGTAGTTCGTCGTTTGATGCTCCTAGTTTTTCAGCATGTGCTGAAGTTCCTGGTGCTTTATCGAATAATGCGTAATGTTCCCACCATCTGTCGACTGACTCGTCATCTGCAACTGCTGTAAGTAACCCGGTTCCAGCGGATTCACCAATTGCTTGAATGGTAAGTGCGTTAGAGGCGATGTCTGTTATTTTATATTTTTGAGCATGAGCAAACTTAATGATATCGCCTACGACGAAATTTGCCCCTGCATCAACCGTGACTGTAGTTGCGCCAACATCATAACCGTCTGCGTTATTGATTGCTGATGCACCACTGTTGAAATATGCGTTGTTAGATGCACATACAGAAACTTGAAGTGAATTACCTAAGACTCCTGCATATTTTGATATCCATCTTCCCACTGTTCCGTTTTGTCCACCACTCTCGTAGGTAGACTCGTAATCCGTTTCGTTTTTAAGAAGTGCCGATGAAGCACCAGATGAGTTTGCACTTTTCATAGCAGAATTACTTATTCTAACTACTTTAAGAGCAGAACCATATCTTAAAAAAGAATCTGCTGAATAAAAGTCTTCAGTCCCTAAGTCTGAGTCTGCTGGTTTGTAGAACTCATCAACTAATTGTTGTCCGCTTGAAACTGTTTTTACTTCGTCAACAGGACCCCATTGGAATACACCTGCAAACGCCCCTACTGTAGAGGACACTGCTGGAACAACATTCGATAGATCAATCTCTTTGATCTGAACGCCTGGTGATACTTGAAATGCCATACTTTTCTCCTGTTAATGTAAAAGTTGATACTAGTTTATTTATAATCCTTTAATTCTCATCACCACTTAAAAACCATCTATCACCACTATTATCTACAAAGGATTCTTGTTCTGAACTATTTCCGAACACCCCTGGTGGTAATAAATCATCTTCTATAAGTTTTTGTTGCTCTGCATATAACAGATTCTTTACTAACTTATCAGTTAAATGGGTGAAATGATCTGTCGTAATAAACCAACTAAACAGTACCAAATTCATTACCATATCATCATGGTAACCTTTATCTGCTTCGAATGATGTACCTTTACTTACAAAGGTCATCAATTCCGTTATTGTTGCTCGATCTCGTAACGTTAATCTATTTTCTTCGAGCAACTCCTTCATAGTAGAACAACCAATACGTTTGATTCTTCTACTCATCGTAACACCAATATCATCTGCTTTAGTCATGCCTTGAACAAAGACATTAGGATATTCTATATCATAATGCAACTGAGTTGCTACCATGCCACCTTCTGCATTGTTTTCTATAATAACTAATGCATCATTATATGGTTTACAATACTTATTTAGTAAATCTGGGTATAGCATGGGACTTACTGTATTGTCTCTATACGTACACACTTGTTGAAATGGTTGTGTCGTTACATCAAATATACTAAACGTTGAGTAATCTAATCCTCTTCCTTTTGATACGTCTACTGTACAGACGTATGTGTGACCTTCTTTAGGTCTCTCGTATACATTTACATTATCTTTATTCCAGAATGCCTCTTCTGCTCTCATGCCCAATAATGTATTACTATTAATAAGTGTATTACCAGTTCCTAAGAAACTGTTACCATACTCTTGTTCGAACTGTGCTTCTGAAGTATTTGCAATAGTTTCTTTCTTCCATGCTTCATCTCTACCTGGCACATCATACCAATTAATAGTAAATGCTTTATACTCTGACTGTTCGTGAATAGCACTTTCGTATATCTTATGAAACATATTACCCACACCATTTGCAGTAGAAGTAATGATTACTTTAGAATCTTTACCAGATGTAACAACGGGATATGTTGCAGTATAGAATGTCTCTGCATCGTCTACGAATGCGAACTCATCGAGGTATAGTAAGTTGATTGACATACCACGAATCGAACTTGATGATGTTGCCGCGGCAACAACTTTACTATCATTACCAAACTCAATTGACCCTTTGTTAAGAATCTTAACACCAGGTTGTAAGAAGAACGGCACTGATTCTAGCATAGTAACTAAACGAGCAATCATCTCTCTTGCAATTGCACCTTTGTTAGCAAGAATTGCCACTGTAACTTCTGGATTAAATAGTATAAACCATAATAAGTATGCACAAGATGTTATTGATTTACCACTTTGACGTGATGCAAGTACTACATTGAAACGATTAGAATTGTAAAAGTCTATTAGATTCTCTTGATAACCACGAAGTTTAAAGGGTACCATACCCTCATCTAATGAAATGATCTGTGTATATGTCTCAATGAAGTAAGAAGGATTTTCTGAACACTTCATGTATTCTTCTAGTTCTTCCTTGGTGTATTGTATTTCTACACCAGATCTTTTAATCAGTGGATTCCCTAAGTATCCTTCGTTTTTAGGTTTCATTATTCTTCAGCACCATCTGGTGAAAAAGATGTTAATCTTTTACGCCATTTGTGTATGTTCCAGTGTGTTTCTTTTCCACTAAAGTTTGTTATAATATGTTTGCCATCAAAAGATGATTCCCAACCCAGATAATTTAAGTCTGGTCTAGTTAGTGCAGGACCGTAGTCATTATATAAATCTATGAATTTACCTTCCCATACCTTAGAATTAATTTTAATATTAGTATTTAATCTAGTGCCAAATTTATCTGGTAATACACCTTCTAGTTCAAGTAATTCTATAAACTCTTGTGTTCCACCTTCATAGGTATTTGGATCGATTTTTGTTTGTAGTCTTTCTTCTTCAATAATATCAACATCATATAATGTCATCATGTTAGGATATATTTTGTCTGCCCATCCCTCTTTCACTGCTCTCTCAGTTATGAACACACCAATCTCTGCTACTAAGTTAGATGAGAAGTTTTCATGTAGATAGATATCACATTCTGGTAGTTCATGAGTTTCTATATCACCAGTAATTATTTCTATATCGTCTGGTAATATACGTCTAGACATTTCGGCACGTTCTTTGCCTAGTTCTATACCATACACTTTCTTTGCACCATATTTCCATGCAAGATAGCATAATATACCACTTCCCGATCCTAGATCGATAACAACCTTATCTTTGACGTTGTTTTTTATCCACTCTTCGTAAGCATGAGTTCTTTCAGCATCGAACACTGAGTGCCAGAGTTCAAAGTGTGGTATTGAGAAATATAAATCTTCTTTATCAGGTTTCTTCAGTTTCATTTTTTTTAGACTTCTTCAAAAACTTTTGGAGTTCAGATGTTGAACCAACATATAGATGATTGTGTTGAGTCTTTACTTGAGACTCACCTTCTATATCCTTAAGTTTCTTCTGTAGATCAATAAGTTTCTCTGCTGTATCTGAAACAGTTTTAATTAATTGCCCTGCGACTTCATATGCTCTAGGGTGTTCAGTTTCTTTTGATAGTTCTAAGATGCCATCAATAGCATCTTGTCCTCTTTCGACAAGAGAGTACAGATTTTCTCTAGCATATCTATAGTCTGTTTCAATATTATCTGCTCTCACAGGTACTTTCTTGACTACTTCTGCTGTCTCTGTTTTGATTTCTGATTCGATACCCATGATATCGTTCAGTTTTTGATCTACATTTTCCATAATTATTTCAATGCCTTAACTGGCGTCACTAACTTTATCTTCTGCGTATGTTGTAAATCCTGCTTCGTTTGAGAAGGATACTTGTTCTGCTACAACAAACGTGTCTGATGGATCTACTGAACCAACAAACATAAGTGTCTTAGCATTATCTATAGTTACGTTTTGATTAATAGTAATAGACAATCTATCACTTGCAATGCTAGAGACTAGGGGGTTAGTTCCCTCATATCCCGTATAGAACACTTCATCATCAACACTTATCTTACTATTTATAGCAGTTGGGAAAGTGATTGTTTGTGAGTTTTCTACTGGATTACATAACTCGCCAAAGGCAGGTTCATAATGTTTAACTTCTTTAACAAGACCAGATTCATCAATTTGTGATGTAGTGAATTGACCTGAACTATCATTAATGTAGTCTCTTTCGATAACGTTTCTAATGATATTACCTGTATAGATAGGTCCAAAGAAGTATGTCTTCATAGTAAAGTTCATAGTATATTCAATAGTTCTTCGTGTCTCGAAGTCACCTTCATAATCATCATTCATCGATACACCTGTTAAAACGATAGGCACATCTCTGACTTCTGTTAAGTCATCGATCATCTTCATAGTAACTGTGTATTCTGGTTGAAAGTAAGGTAAAATTTGTTCTATAATTTGTAAAGCATCATTTTGATTGTATGCTAGAATTGACAATTCAAATTCTAAATCATATGGTGCAGGTGCGTATTGAAACTTTCTACTAGTCCCTGTTGTTTCAAGTGACGTTTTATTTGTCTTAATTAATTTGTTTTGTTGTCTTTGCTGATCATATGTAAAACCCATCAATTGAAATGCCATTCTAGGTAGACTGATTGCTGTTCTATTCTTATCTGATAAGTCTGGTTCTTCTCTTAGTCTTCTTAGATATGCATGACCAGGACCATATGAAATAGGTACTCTGTTCTCTGCTAGAACAGTACCATCTCCTTTAATTTTTTTATATGTGAGATTATTAAAGCATGTACCAAATACTGATACACACCTTTTTATAGTTTCATTGTAAAAATATGTTCCGAACATTATGGTTCTCCAAATGGATTCACTTCACTTAAGTCTAAGTATGAAGAGTCTTTGTCTTCAAAGTCTTTGTTCTGTGCTGATCCATCATTTTCAAATGTCATAGTATCATCGATGCTACTAATTACATACGATGCTTCAGATAAATCTCCAACAAGTGTATCATCTACTGCAAGAGTTTGAGCATTATCTTTAATTGTTAACTTATTACCATTGTCTACCCATCTGACAACTTCACCAACTACAGAACCATTGAGTTTAACATTTTCGTTTACTGCATAGTTACCTGAACCAGCACCCATAGTCATACTAATTGTATATGCTTGTTCATCTTCTACTTGGTCGATCACTGCAATATCTGTATCGAAATCTTCACCACTGTATTCGAACAATTCACATCTTAGTTTGAACACAAATAGTTTTCCTACTTGATAGAACGGGTCTTCATGTTCTACAAACTTAATCTCAAATAACCCGCCAGACAAAGGGAAATAGATCAGATCGCCTTCGTTTGGTCTAAGTGATGATGCAAGATTAGTATCCAATGAGATAAATCTTTCCCATGATCTGAGAGAGATAATGAATGTTGCTTGGTCTCTTATCTGTACGCCAAACTTTGACATAAGATCGCCTTCGCCTTCGAAACCATCTGTGTTTTCAATGTACATCTCAACTGAGTATGCATCGCCAAATCTAGATTGAACATCTTCATTCAATATAGAATCTTCTTCGATTATCTCTCTTGGTAGATAATACAAATCATGGCCATACATTCTTAAAGACTCAACAACAATATCTTCATAAAGATGTTGCTCAGTATTTACTGCATGGTTGAAAAATACATTTGTTGGCATAATTAACCTATCATATCAAGAACTGGCATTTCATGATTCAGTCTTGACTCTTCTTCTAATCTTTGAATTTCTTCCTGTGCTTCCTGTTTCATTTGTGAAGCATCTAGTGTAACCCCACCTGGTAATGCTATACCTTGGAACTTACTTAAGTTTTCACCCCATTGATACTTGACTAATGCTGTAGCATATTTCTTTAACCACATATCATCGTATACATCTGTAAATGTTGTCGGGTCTATCTTTCTATAACATTCAATTAGTATGTACTCATCATCTGAAATAGAGTCAACATCTAAATCTAAGTATAATCTATTCATGTGTTGATTATATCTAATTGGTTGTCTACCAACTAACATTCTATCCATCAATGAGATGTGTTGTTGAACTTGTTCGTAATATAGAATATTTGTTGCTGTTAGATCATAGAGGTCATTCAATCTTAATTGATATCTAAGATCGAACATGTTTAAATTATTTTTATCGTGAAATGGAAAGATGTTGACTACGGCAGTTACAAAATCTGGCAAGACAACATAGTTTTGTTGTTGCAATACTTGTTCGTCTGTATACGCATGAGTACCAGCGGCGTTCTCTGTGAACGTTTCGTTGGTCTTCATAGTCTCTTTTTTAGTCGATGTAATTAAATGCTTTAGATACACTTTCATAGTACCATCATAATGGTACGTATAGAAATACTGTAATGCTTCGTCTACTCTATCATCTAACTGATCATCATCAACGTTGATTTCAAGTACAGGAGCACCAAGTTTTCTTTTGATGTATTCTTTTAATTCTGCTCTAGTGGTTGGTTTTGCCATAGTAGTATTTCCTGTCTAATACTACTATTTATATGTTTTGGGAGTCTAGTCTTGGAAATATGTTTTGGTCTGTAGTTTATCTAACTTCTCGTCGATTCTTTCCATAGTGTCGATAAGTTTCTGTAAGTCTTTTTCGAGTTGCTCTCTTGTAACGTACTCTTTAGCAATCTCTTCTCTAGTCTTGTTAACTAATATGTCTAGTCTTTTTTGTTCTGCTAGTACTGAACGTACCAAGAACCCCATTGGTAAAAATATACAAGTGAGTATTAAGTTCCAGACAATGTGTGCATCTACTACTATTTCCATAGTAACTATTTAGATAATCAGTTTGCCCTGCTCGTCTAATTCCCATGATAAACTATGATTATCTTCAGTAAAATCGTTCTCGTCGACACTGCCAATCTTTAAATTATTCTGAACAACATTCATGTTAAAAGATATACTGTATCTATCTTTATCAGTTAGATTAGGTTCGACCATATGCATCAACCCACTAGGAAATAAATACATCGTACCAGTTCTAGGTTGAAACTGTACTGACTCTTTCATTTTTGGCATGACAGGATGGGCACCAACAACTCTTGCATCTGTATCGATTGCACTGAAGTTTCCTTCATCACCATCTGCTTTAATATATAAGACACCACTCATAAAGCAACCATTGTGTAAATGTGGTCTATTCCATGCCATATTATCGTTTATGTTTGCCCAACAATTATGAAACTCTACTTGAAACCCACTCTTTACACCTAAGTGCAACATTACTTCGTCTCTCATCATACGTTTGATTGATCTTATACATTTGATAAAAGCAGGATTATTATCGCAACCATCATGTGATTGCCAACCTGTATATGCATTTGAAACTCTTCTACCAACTGGATCTTTCTTTCTCATAGAATCGATTTCATTTTTTAACTGCTCGAAGTAGTCTTCGTTCATAGATGGTTCGACATGTTGATGTCTGCCTAAGAAATCTCTTTCAAAAACAAAACTAGGAAATAGATAGTGTACTGTACTCATTATTCTTCCTCACTCTTGTGCATAGGACACTCAGGTGGTGGTGTAACTTCTTCCATAGTCTTAAAGAACTTTGACTTTTCTGTCCAATAACCTTCAGTTCTATAAGGACCCATTTTCATAGTGCCTTTTTTTCTTTCATCTCTCTGAGTTTTTCCGTCCATAACATCTTGGTCGTATCTACCACATCTATTCCAATAATCTACTGACAATACATCTTCGTTAGATATTCCACCATGTTCTTTAGGACCAGATCTATTTTCATGAAATGTTTTAGGGTCTTGATATTGAAAAGATGCATGCCACTCTTCTCTTTTAAATGGAATACATTGAACTAAAGGTGTACCCTTTTTAATTGTAAAACTTGTATTGAATCTTGGATAAAATATTATCTGTGCGTTGTCTTGATTGACATGCATCTTATCAGTATCTATAATGCCTTGCCATGCCGCAAATGCTCTTCCTTGAAATAAGAACGGGTCTAAGTATAAAGTCGAATAACCAGGAGGTGTTTTGACGTTCCATGGATTTCTCATTTTAAATGCATCTTTAACTGGTCCATCATCGCCTAGATATTCAAATGTATTAAACATCTGATCTTTAGGGTGTGACTGTGATTCATACAAATGTCCTGATGTATCTAAAGCACCAATAGTATTTGCTTCTTCATGTATTCTTTCTTCACCAGCAAGAATTTTAAAGTCTCTATTTGCTACGATGTAATAT